TCATTTTATGGTCTTGGTTATCGTATCAAAATTGGCTTCTTCTTCAAATTTAAGGTTTTGCCATTGTAGTCCAATTTGGTACGCTCTCTGCTTCTCTTCTTCAGTCGGAATCACAACTGGCTTGGCATCTAACAATGGAATTTTCCAGTACTTATCAGGCTTCCTTATTAGGTCGGATTTTTTTGTAACATTTACGTTGTTAAGCTGCACCCAAAGCGTTCTAAATAAATTCTCCTCTTTGCTTTGTCGCATAGCATAACCATAGGCAATTGACTGGTACTCGGCAAATGACATAAAATAAAAAAAGTCAGGTGCAATACCTAACTCCCCAATGGCGTAATGGCAAACGTCTCTAAATGTTATTTTTTTTTTGACTCTCCAGCGTCTCCACTTGGATACTCCACCTTTGTAATTGCACTTATTCCTTGCATGATAACGACAACCACCTTGCCAATTTCGTCTGTTGGGTTTGTGTCCACCCAATCAATAATATCGACAAGTTCCAAAGTAAATTCTTTGTCGTGGTAAAGTGCATCGACATACAAAGCCGCATAAATAAACTTAGCAATTGCCTTAATTTGACCAACGCCTGTCTTGGTTAGCGCTTCAATTGTTTCTTGGACATCGTAGCCAAGACCTTCGCTAAAATGCAACAAAGCACCCATACCAAATTTAACGGTATAGGTGCTGCCATTAATTGTGATTATTGTTCTGCCTGTGTGATTCATAGGCGAAAGATAATACTAATTAAGTTGATGCTGGTACTACGGTTGCTTTTAGTAAAGGACCTTTTCCAGTAAATTCTACTGAGTAGGTTACTGCCGCTTCCATTTCTGCACTTACAGAGATAGAGGCAACAGATGCGTTTCCGTAAAATACTAGGTCTCCAGCAACGTTGGTTGTAAACTTAAGAGCCACAACAGTACGTCCGCTTAGTAGGGTATAAATGTCACCAACGTTGTTTGTGTCATCAAATGCAACCAATCCGTCAGTTGAAATAGACCAATCACGCAAGCCAGCGATATGGTCCGCCCATCCGCCATCGTCTTTGCAAGTTGCATCTGCAAGGTCCACGTTTACAGAAAGTTCAGAAGAGGTAGCGCAACCAATCATAACGTTGTCAAGGTAAACGTTAAGAAGCGTGCCGTTAAATTTGCCAGTAGTAGCCATATTTTTATGAGGTTAATTCGATTTTTTTTTAAAAATAAAAGGACTTGCAAAAAATGCAAGACAATAAATTTTAAGTATAAACCAAAAAGTTGCCGTCTTGGTCAATTATTATCTCAAATAATTCGTCAATTATAAAGCGCTCGGCTGGTAAAATAGTTGGATAAAGTCCGCCAACACCTTTAAAACTTACTGAAATGCTTGCAGCTTGCTCCATTGGCGCCGACTGGCTTAT